GATCGATCACTACCTTCACTCGTGTGGTGCGGCCTGCGAGAGCGGCGCAAGCGACGAGCCTGCTGTTACTCAGGTCGTCGAGCGCCGTCTGCGCCGCGAGGACCTGTCTCGGTACGCGCAGGATTCTATCGGCAGATTCGCCTTGGCGAATGCTGCCGTGATCCTTGCTCCGGAGACAGGTCCTGTCACGAGTGATATCCACTTGGCCTACCGTTGTGCAGGCTTCCTTGCGCTGCGGCGTGCTAGAGAGCGTAACAACTCTCCACCGTCGTCGCGCATGGAGGGCCTGCAAGCTCCCGGAATGAAGGTGAGGGTTGTCGGCGTACCGGACGCTCTGACCTTCATCGAGGGGGATTGGATCCGCCGGTCCTGCCCTATGCTCGCTCGCGGGCATTGGGTGGTTTCCAGCGGCCACAACGGGCAACCGGATGGACTCCGATGGCGGCGTGGGTGTGAATTCGTCAGTGTCGACCTTTCGGCCGCCACAGACGGACTCTCTCACGATGCTATCGGGGCAGTGATTGATGGGCTCTTCCGTGGGGGCTGCATCCGTAACTCGGATGTGGCCCTTGCACGGAGAGGCCTGGGACTGGAGCCGCAGACCAAGTGGACCTGGGAGGGTCTTACTTGGTTTGCGAAGCGAGGAAGCCCGATGGGCACCCCTCTCAGCTTCATTGTCCTTTCCTGGCTCAACGCCTGGGCGACCAGTGCGTTTGAGTCGGCGCGTCACCATGGCGACGATGCCGTCGGTCGTGCCCGTCACTCTTATGAGCTGGACGAGTACGAACTCGGCATCTCGCTTGTTGGTGGACGTCTGAATCGCGCCAAGACCTTCACGTCGTCGTCCGGATGGACGATGTGTGAGGTCGCGGCGTGGCCGAGGAAGGACACGAAGTACGGAGCGGCCGTCTTCGTCCCTCCCCCCTGTCCGCCGCCGGGCCTTCGGGCCCCGGTCGCGGCAGATAACCGGGTTGGCCCTCGGTTTCTGCGCAGGCAGGAGAGAGTGATGAGGACTCTCTTTCCCTGGTGTGCTCGAGATCCGCGGCTGCGCCTTCCGGCGTGCGTCGGTGGTCTCGGGTACACAGGGAGAGGTCTTGCCGTACCGGCTTCGGTGAGGTCTCGTCTTGCGCTGCTGGTTTCCAGCGGCACAGACTACCTCGTGGCCCGGAACCTGTACGGCAAGAAGCCGTTCCGAGAGGGGGGCCTCTACCCACGTCCTCTTGTGCCGGAACCGAGTCGTTCTCGCGAGTACCACCTCGCGAGACGGCTCGTTGCCCAGGATCCTCTTGAGGATCCTTCTGGGGTTCCGGTCACCGTCGAACAGCTTGTCACCTTCGAGAGCATGCTGGTTGAGAGCCAGTATGTTCTTATGGCAGGGAGACAAGTTGCGTCGACGTAGGGACGCAGGTAGACCAGGAAGGACCAAATCTAACGCCCTCTTCCGTCGTTCTGACTCTCG